CCAGATCTGATACCCCGTCAGCAAAACCAGTTTTTTTGGCGGGAATGATTTGCTTTTTGGGAGAGGTCTTATTAGGTTTTGGTTCATGGAAACGATCATCAAAAAGGGGAACAACATGGAAACATCAAATTTGGATTTCACGACTTACAAGGGCGTGACGATTTACAACTTGCGCAATGCACGCACTGGTGGGAACAAAGTTATGAATCGCAACATTGCGGTGACATACACGCCTGACAGATGGAGTGACAAAACAGCAGATGCCCTCTACACAGAATCAAACATCAAGCGTGTTCATGCAATGATTGATTGGTTGTTGTCGAATGGCGCACCAATCGTTGATGGTCGAATTGTCACAACGGTTGGTCAAATGGAAACCTGCCATTGTGGTGATTCCGCTCGTGGGATCGAAGGATACTGGACATTCATGAAGGTTGGTGCATGATGAATCGCATCACACAAACCGCAACATACAAAACACAAATCGTTGGTGTGGTCGAAGCCGATCAACCATGTGACGGTGGCAAATGGGCTTTGTTGTGCGAACATTTTGAAAACGGTGAATGGGTGAATGGTGGCATCATTCAAGACACAAACAAGCAACGCCTTGCAACATGGATTCATGCACCGAAGCGTGGTGCGGGATACACAACATGGTGTGATGCGTGTGTCGAGGAAAACGAAAAGGTTGGTGTGTGATGGGCGCAAAGCGGATTCGTGGGATCGTCAAACGAAACGAAAACCACTACATATATCGTGGCAAATCAATCGTGTTCGGCGCAATCGACCATGTTGGAAACGACACATGGAACTTCATGTATGACCACGACAAAAACCGTGAGTATCGTGAGATTCGAAAATGCGCATCCATGCTTGATGCCATGAACCAAATTGATGCAATGTTTGAAATGCACGAAGCATCATTGACCTACTAGCATTTCCCCCTGTGGGGTGCGCTTCCTACTGATCGGGGAAGCGCACCCTATTTGTTTTTCTGACACAATGTTGATGAAGGAAAGGATTGAATTTATGGGTGGCAAAGGCAGTGGTGGACACAACAGGAAACCTGTCGAACGAAAACGCCGTATCGGAAACCCGTCAGGGCGCAAATTGCCTGATGGTGCGCCAATGGCGGATGTTGTGTCGTTGCCAACCTCACACATTCCCGAACCACACCGACCATTGAGCCCGAATTTCGGTTTGCGTTTGTGGGAACAAATTTGGACTTCGGGTGCGGGATGGTTGAAACAAAACATGGACACCGAACTCGTTTTGATGTTGTGCGAGGCGGTGGATGAACGAACCCGCATCAGACAATTGCTTGTTGCCAACCAATCGTTGTGGCGTGAACGCCGTGCATTGCGTGAAATTGATCGACAAATCATCACACTGCTTGGTCAGATAGGCTTCACACCATCAGAGCGAGGGCTATTGGGAACAGGGGAAACAACCAAACATGAATTCACCGACCTCAACAAACGCATTGCCCAAAAGCGTGCTGCCAGCAAATAAATGGAAGCCAGCGTTTTACACGGAACGGAAAAACAAATCAACTGACGGTGACGAAATCATTTCGTTTGCCGAAAACTATTTCATGGTGTTGAAGGGGTTTCGTGCGGGTGAACCGCTTGTTTTCACGAACTGGCAAAAATGGTTGTTGCGTTCATTGTATGAACGGGATGATCAAACGAATAGGTTGCGTTATCGGCGTGCGTTGATTGGTTTGCCACGCAAACAAGGAAAATCTTTGATGATGAGTGCCGTTGGCGTGTACGGCATGATTGCAGGTGAAGCAGGTTCGGAAGTGTATGCGGTCGCAAATGATCGACAACAGGCACGAATTATTTTCAACGAAGCAAAACAACAAATTGTGAACAGTCCGTTGTTGGCTGCGGAATCGAAGGTGTATCGGGATGCTATTGAAATGCCACGATTCGGTTCGGTGTTCCGTGTGTTGTCATCCGATTTCAAAGGGCAAGCAGGTTTGAACCCGTCATTAGTTTTGTTTGATGAGTTGTGGGGTCAAAACAATTCCGATTTGTATGACCAAATGACATTGGGTTCAGGCGCACGAGTTGAACCATTGACGGTGAGCATCACGACTGCGGGATATGACCTCGATTCGTTGGCGGGCAGGTTGTACCAATACGGGAAACAAGTTGCGTCAGGTGAAGTCGTTGATGATCAGTTTGGTTTTTGGTGGTGGGAAGCACCAGAGGATTGTTCAATTGATGACCGCAAAGCGTGGATTGTTTCCAACCCGAATTTGGCGGAAGGTTTGCTCGATCCAGATGATTTGGCGGTTGCCGTGAAACAAACATCCGAAATGGGAATGAGGCGCTGGCGTTTGAACCAATGGGTTCGATCACAAGAATCATGGTTGCCAGTTGGTGCATGGGAACAATGTGTGCAACCACTTGCGCAACTGGATGTGGAACTTCCAATCTATGTTGGGATCGATATGGCGTTGCGTCACGACACAATTGCGGTTGTTATCGCACAACAACAGGGTGAACGGTTTGTTGTTCGAGCAAAAATCTGGCAACCCGAACTTGAAGGTGTGGATGTTGCGGATGTTGAACGCCATTTGCGGGAATTACACAACACCTATCGGGTGATGGAATTCGCTTATGACCCCGCATTTTTCCAGCGTTCCGCCGAAGTGTTATCGGATGACGGTTTGAACATGGTCGAATTCGGACAATCCGCATCACGCATGATTCCCGCCTGTGGAAACGCCTACGAAATGATCATCAACAAAAAAGTTTCGCATGACGGATCACCAACATTCACCGATCAGGTGTTATCGGCTGCACAACGCATGACGGACAACGGTTGGCGATTGTCAAAAGGAAAATCAAAACGCAAAATTGATGCTTGCATTGCTATGGTTATGGCGTTAGATCGTGCAACATTACGGCTTGAAAATAAACCAACCCCATCAGTATTGGACATATGGACATGAAATTGAGACAAATTATTACCACTTTGATTGAGGTTGTCGGCGGAATGTGCATTGTTGCTGGCATTTGTTCTTTTAGTATTCCGATTGGTGTTATTGTTCTGGGCGTTCTCTTGGTAATCGGTGGAGGCTTGGCAGCATGAGTTTGTGGAAAAAATCTGAACAGCGTGCATTGCCAACGAGCATTGATCCTTATCAGATAACCGCACGCCCGTTGTATAACAACTGGTCTGGTGAAATCGTTACGGAAATTACTGCACTCGCACACAGCGCAGTGCTTTCATCTGTGACTATTCTTGCTGATTCCGTTGCATCAATGCCCGTTGAATTGGTGCGCAAGAGAGCAGACCGAATTGAACGACTACCAACACCATCAGTATTCCAACAACCGAACGACCACCAAAATATGTTCGAGTTCGTGCATCAAACAATGCTTACTCTTGCGTTACATGGCAACGCCTACATATATGCACCACGAGGCGCAGACGGACTACCCATTGAAATGCGCAACATTCATCCCCACGCAGTCAAAGGAATCGCAACAACCGACACGGGCGAATTGATTTACGATTTGGGCAAGGTTCAGTATTCAAGCAAAGACATTCGTGCAATCCATTGGGCGATTTTGCCGAATCAGTTGCGTGGCATAAGCCCACTTGAAACAATGCGCAACACAATCGGAATGGGATTGGCAATGGATCGATTCCTTGCACAATTCTACGGTGAAGGCGCAACACCATCATCCGTGTTGGAAACCGATAGTTCATTGACCATTGACCAAGCACGACAAATTCGTGACAATTGGGCTGAAGCACATTACAAACACCGAAAACCAGCCGTGTTGCAAGGCGGATTGAAATGGCGAAGCATCACAACAAGTGCAGCCGATATGCAAATGTTGGAACACAAAGAATCAATCATCCGTGATATTGCTCGTGTGTACCGCATCCCATTGCATTTGATTATTGGCACTGGTGGAGATTCGCAGACATATCAAAACATTGAATCGTTGGGTTCGGCGTTTTTCAAATACACACTGCTTGGTTGGGTGCGCCGTTTGGAATCGGCGTTCAGCGAAATGTTGCCACGCCCACAATCCGTGCGTTTCAATCCAGAGGAATTCTTACGTGCCGATTTGATGACTCGTGTGAACGCACAACAGAAACAAATCATGAACGGAACAATGACACCAAACGAAGCTCGTGAAATCGAGAACCGTGAACCATACGAAGGCGGAGATCAATTCGTGATGGGCTTGGCTGGAACGGTTGTCGCTGGAATTGAAGGCGGAGATTTGCCAACAATCGGAACTGATGCGATCCCACCTGAAAGGTAATCATGAAATCAATCGCCGTAACAATCACAACTTCACCAACATTGCTTATCGCTGCAGATAACCAGAACCGTATTTGTTATTTACACTCAACAAGCGGAAGCACATATTTAGGTGATAGCGCAGTGACTTCATCTAGTGGTTTGCATTTGCCTAATAACCAAACCATAGAAATTCATTTGCCGTTAGGTGAAACGATTTATGGAATCACAAACACAGGCACAACGAATGTGCGTGTGATGACACCAGACGGAGACTGACCATGCCTTATGGAATATCAGCAAACCAATCCGACTGCTCTAATTGGGCTGCGGTTGTTCGTGAACCAAATGGTTCGTACACAACTATTGGTTGCCATGTTTCGAAACAAGACGCAATTGATCAAATGGTTGCTGCATCATTGGGTGAGGAAACAGAACCATTGGGTGAAGTTGGGCAACGAAACATCAGCAAACGCAATAGTGAAATGGTTGCGTTTATTGATTCCGCAATCATGTTGTTGATGCAAGCAAAATCATCCTATGAGGAGGATGAAATGGAGGATGAACTCGAAGGTGAAATGGAGGATGAACCAGACGAGGAAATCGAGGATTCGGAATATCGTGCGGTTGATTTGTCTGCGCCTGCGTTCATGCGTGCATCAGCCAAGCGTGGATTGGCGTTGCATGAACAAGGTTTGTCGGGTGATGGTCTTGTTCCACAAACCGTTGAGGATGCACGCAAAATGGC